TTTTTTATAGAAGCAACCTTAACCATTTACTTTTTCTTTTTTTTCTTTTTCTTTTTTTTGGCTTTTTTCATTCCTTTAGAATGTGCGCCTTTACCTGTATGATATGGCATAATTACTTACCTTTCTTTTGTTTTTTAAGAATTGCCATTTGCAGAGCTTTCGGCAGCTTCTTTTGTTTTTGCGTTAAACCAGTCTTTTTTGCTTTTTTCTTTTTCATAAAAACCTAATGCAAAATATAACTGTGAACGCCAATTGTTATTGCTACAATAATAATTGCTTGAACCCACCATTTTAAACTAACAAATGAGTCCCACCATTTTTCAATTTTTTGTTTCATTTCGTTAACCCCCGTGATTTTTCGAAACTTCTTAAACCCCCTAAACCAAGCATACCTAGTACAAGTGGCATAAGTTGACCAAGATCTAAGACGACCCAATCTACTTTAATATCGAACATTTGTAAAATCATATCGAGCATCGGTTGAAATAAATAAACATAGCCAATTGAAAGACCAGAAATCCAACCTAAAAATGGTCGCCACCCAGAAACAAATATAGATCTATGAGACGCCTCTGCTTTATTTATATCAAGTTGTTTTTCTTTTAACTTTGCATCTATTTCTTTCATTTGTAGCTTTAATTTTTCTTTTTCCTCGCCACTAAAATGAAGATCGTCAATAACTGTGCCAACAGTTTTTAAGGTGTCGCCACCAAATATTTTACCTAACATTATAACCTACCTTCTTCTTTTAATTTTTTACTTATTCTTGCCATTTTGCTTCTTAAATCATCATCCTTATATTTTTTTCTTGTTTCAAGAATAAACTGTTTTTCTTCATAAGTCGTTATTCTTTTTTTATGTTTTCTCAGGTCAACTTTTTCATCTTTTCCGACAATCTCATCGCTCTTGCCGGGGTGTGTTTTTTGCACCATAGACTGTCCTCCATCTCAAAGCCGGCAGTGACAAAATCTTTTCGTTCCAAAGCTGCCCACATTTTTTTGAATTTCATCACTTTTGGTTTACCTAATTGAAACAGCATGTGCAAAATTATTTCTTTCGCCTCTTCTGGTAAATCTAAATGGTTTGTTAGACTTTCCATATCTTGACGTGCTATTTGAAAATCATAATCTAGCACTTTCAAAAGTTCTTTATGTGAATATTTTACGCCCTCTTTAAATTTATCACTTGGCAAAACCAAATGACCGTATCCTATGGTAGCGAAACCTAGATGGTCTCGATACATAGTATCACGATAACCCTCTTCTTCTTTTATTTCTTCTTTTATTTTTTCTATATTCATATTGTTCCTCCAACTCTTTTTTCTATCTCGTCTAATTCTTGATATTTTTCTTTTTTAATTAATTTTTCTAAATACCATTTTGCTTTTTCTAAATCTTCTATACCATTTTTTGATCTATGTCTTACGACATACTTGATTATATTTCCTTCAAAATAATTTAAATTAAATTCTGAAATAAATTCTGATACTTGGATTTTAGAGCCAATATAATAATCTGGATTAATTTTTTTGTTCATATTTTTGTCTTAATTCTATCATTGATATAAAATTGTGTCCTTGGATATGTCCGTCTGAAATCATAAGTTGGCTGCAACCATACGACCAACCGTTAGCAGAATTTTTTGCATAACTTTCTATGTGTCCATAATCCATACAAGTTCCTACATTTACTATTTTTACGTAATTTCCTCTACCTAATTTTGATGCTCGCCACGATCTTTCTCGGTGGCTATGTCCAAAAACAATGTCATGCGTGGCAGAATTGCTAATTTGTGAAGCTTCAGCCATTTTTCCTCCAATCTCTCGGCCCATTTCATTAAGTGGAACGTGCACAAAAGCTACACCCTTTATAAAGTAAAAATCTCCATATTCTGATATTCCCCAACCCCGACGTCTCCATAATGTTTCATATTGTTGAGAAAATGCACCAACAACTTCTTTGTGTTCATCTTCATATTTATATAATCTTAATTCATGGTTTCCTAAACAGTAATGTTTTATTGGATTGATGTCGCCCATACCCTCGTCTAATAATTTTAAACATTCTTCAGTTGCATTTATATCTGCAAGAATAGGTGGCTTTTTAGATCCTTTTACTGTCCAATTTTTGTCGAATGAACTGCAACTATCAAAGCTGCAGAAATCTCCAATGCAAACAAGATAGTCTGGATTATATTCCCTTATTTGTTTACCTATCCAAAGAAATCGTTCATGGTTATCATTTGGCGAGCAGTGTGCGTCTGGAATAACAAAAACTTTTGTCGGATCTGAAAAGTCTGTTCTTTGTGCTTGAATTCTTACAACCGGCTTTTTGTATTCTTCAATAATTAATTGTGGTTTTGTTTCTTTATATCTGTGCCATTCTATAGTCCAATGCGAACTAAGAAGAGCCATCTTTTCAATTTTGTCGATTTTTCTTTGAAGTGTTGTTCTTGGAATATCTAAAACATCTTCAACAATTTTTTTTGCCCCCGGGGGATTATTAGGTCCTCCTTTACCTAAAGGTGGGTATCCTTTATCTAGAGCCTCGTGAAGTTTTTCTTGAATTAACTTGAGCTCGTCCCACTCTTTATCATCCATCAGCCAAACATTCGCAAAACCCAACTAACAAATTGTGTTGCAACCATAAATCCAATGGCCCATAAAATATAATTTAATCGGTCAATGTCTCGTTGCATATGTTTCAAATGGTTATTTTCCAAAAGATCTAACTTGTTATAAATGTGGAGGATATGCTCTTTTGTTGTTTTAGGTATGGGTTTGCTCATAAGATTCTATACATTTCATTAATAAAGCTACTTCTTTAAATTTTAAATCTTCATCTATCTTTTCAACTATACGATCAATTGCAATATCACAAGAATTATAATTTGTAAATGTGATCGGTAATTTTCCTCCATAGCTGCAGAAAGGTTGAATTGAAATATTAATTATACAAATGATTGTATGAATGTGCCACATCACATATTGTTGAGTGGGTTTTCTAATGCACTTTTTATTCTTTTATCTATTTTTGTTTCAAGTTCATTCATGGCTGTTTCCAACTTATTCTTTAATAATTCCATGTCTTCCAAAATGTCCCTCGTGGTATCTCTTAACTCCGAGCTGGTTTCTCTCGAATCTTCTTTGACCATTTGCTCAACATCATTAACAATTTTTTCTATTCTTCTTACATCTTGCCTTAAATCATTTTTTAATTCATTTGCTACGTCAGAAACAAGTTGCACTTCTTGAATTATCATTGAAATTTCTTGTGTTAGCATTTCATTTGATTGATCTAATAATTCTAATCTTTTGTCAAAACCAGATAGATCCGGTGCAGAATAAGTGGTAATTTTTTCACGCATGTTCTGATAATCCTTGTAAAATTCAAAGCCTCCCCACAATGCGCCAATCAAAGTAGATAATGCTGTCAAGATAACAAAGATCTTGCCACCCTTAAATTTTATACCACCAGGTAATTCTAATTCTGCCATAATTATTCCAAATCCGTCTGCCATTGACTGTCTATTAGATCATTCATTAAACCATCGCTACCGGCAAACAATAAATAACTTGCAATATTATTATCATTAATCGTTGCATCTGGTAAAGTATCATTTGTGAAAAAATCAACTCTATCATTTAGAGCAATCTGGCTTTCAAAAAAATTTTTGCTATCAACTAGAACTTGCATGACAACCAAGGTTTTTGTTTGAGCAACGTCATCATATCTTTTTTTGTCATCTATTTTTTTCATAATTTTTTTAACAGCTTTTTCTTTTGATGATTCTTTCTTCTCTACTGTCTTTGATTCTTCAACTTCTTCTTTTTCCTCTTCTACTTTTTCTATTTTGTTTTCTTTTTCTTTTGTTGCTACTTCGACTTTCTCTTCTTTTTTTTCTTCGTTTGATTCTGTCTCGGGCTCTGATTGTTCTTCTTGGTCTGTGCTTTCTACTTCTATTGGCTCATCAATACTTTCCTCAATCTCTAGTTCTATCTCTGTTTCAACTTCTGTCTCAATATCAGTGACTTCTATTTCTATTTCTGCAATTTCTATTTCTTGAATTTCTATTTCAACAGTTTCATAAGTTGGCTCGTCAATTGATATTGGCTCTAAATTAAAACCTTCATCTGTTCCTATTGCATCATTACTTTCAAAAACATCTTCAACAACATCAATAACATTTTCTGGTGCATCGATATTCAAAGCAATAAACATTTCAACAGAAGTTATGGATTGCTGAACAATGGTACTGATAACGTTATACAAAACGTTAACGGTAACGTCATCGAACAAGGGTCCGATGGATAAATTAATATCTCTGCCTCCAATCTCTATAATGACAGTTGTTATGCTTCCAGAAAAATCAAAACCACTTTCATAAGTTTGAAATCCACTTGCAGTTCCACTTGCTGAAAGAATGTCAGTGCCAGAAAAAACATTTGTGCTGCCATCTTTACCTGTGATGTGCATATAGATTGAATCTGATGCATCTTGCTTGTCAACTTTTATAGAATAATTTGTTCGACCTCCATATTCAATATTTAGATCGCTTATATCAACTGTTTGAATAAAAGTTGTTCCCATATTTTCGACACCCATTGTCGAAGTTGAATTTCCACCACCTGTGATTTCTGCACATCTATCCGTGCCTAAATTATTACAATATGATCCAGAACGCATGGAAGCAGGGCCTTGGCCTCCCCAATCTACGTCCATATCTCCCTCATATTTTGACGAAACAAAACCATTATCTCCGTCTAATAAATCTGTTGAATCTTCGTTAGAAACTTCTGTCGTTGTCGTTGTCGTTTCTGTGGTCGTTGTTATTGTTATTCCGTCTGCCTCATGTTCAATTGTTTCAGTTATTACTTCTTCAATTATTTCTTCAACTGTTGGCGTGCAAAGACCAACCGTATCTGTGGAACAATCAATTGCTAAACTAGAAGAAGAAAGGGAAACCGAAAGCAGAAACCCCGGTATAAAGAGCCATGCCATAGAATATAAATTTTTCAAAATCATTATTACTTTCATTTTTTGTTTCTTGTCTTTTTATTTCTTTGTCTTCAAATATTAAACTTCCCTCTGGAACAAGATGTGGGTTATCTTCCCAACCTTTTTTTGCTTCATCGCCAATCGAAGACTGAAAAGGGCAATACGTACCGGCTTGCCACATAGCGTCAAAAACTCGAGCATCTGAACACAATAATGACACACTTGCCACTTTCATACCCATTGCATACAAAGAACGTGAAAGTTTAATTCTTTCACAGTTTTCATCGACAATAGTTATTCCATTTGCAATACCAAGAATTTGGGTTTGAATACCCATAGAAGCTGCCGTCTTGCAAATATCTGAATTATTCACAACCACGCTTGGCGCATTTGCTGTTGGAACTGATTTATCAATTACAGTTGATGAAACTGTGTTTGTATCTGCCAGAGCAGAATTTAATAATGAATTAAGAAAAAATATTAATATTGTTGCAAGAACTAGACCAATAAAAAATGGCTTTATCATTTTCCACAATTACACTCTTGTTCTTTAAAATTACAATCGCAAGGTTTCATGTGTCGCCTAATCTTATAAAAGTAAAACAAGTTTCAGAAACAGCACTATTACCATGTGTGGTTGTATCTGAACTAGCGTTTGTTAAATGAAATTTGCATTTATGCGTTGATGTATTTTGAACATCAAAAATAAATGAAGTTGAACACATTTGTTTATCACTTCCTCTTGATACCCCAAATTCTTTTTGTGAAGCACCACTATATGATGAATTATCTGTAGTCGTTTCTATAAACATAGAAATTAATCCGTCTATATTATCTGCTGTTACATAACACTCAAATGTAAGTAGGTAAACTCCTGTAGATGGAAATGTCCATATTCCTGATGAAACCGACATATCCCCACCTAATTTTCCATAACCATCAGTATCAACCTGTTCTAAATTGTTGGCAATAGGAGATTCATCATCAGTAAAATCTCCAGATATTCTCCATTGATTTGCCATAGTAATTCCACCAGCACCTGTGATCGTGCCTGTAAATGCAAAATCATCTGCTAAGTTTATACCTCTTG